TTAAAAGCGGAATGTCGTTATAAGATAAAAACCCGTTGGCAGCGTGGTAGCGGCGGCGTTCGCCACAACACCGCTCGTGTTGATTGTAATCGGCATACTGGTGCCGCTGCCCCCAACAGCAATCGCCACAGAGCGTACCGTCGAGTAGGGGTAAAAGTTAATGTTAGTTATCGTTAGAATCGTACCGCCGGAGGCTACTCCAGAAGCACCCACGTTGATCTGCATACCGATTGAAATGATACCCTTATTCACAAATGACATATTCGCACCCATGGTCACGCCACTTCCAAGCGAGTAGGTCATTGAGGTATCAGCTTCCTGAGCGATTTTTGCGGTAGTCACAGCTCCGTTTGAAATCCTCGTCCCTGATACCGGCGCATTATAGACATTGTTAATGCTGGCCGCAAAGGTGCTTCCTCGAACGGCAGCAACTATGTCTGTGAGCGCACCGAGCGGGAAACTTAGCCAGTTTGCCTGACCAGACGGGTTATTGAATACGAAAACAGAAATCACATAAAATGTCATAGTGTTGCGAGAGATAAAGAAGCCCATCGCCCGCTGATATCCGTTTCCTGTGTTATCCCCGCTATGCTTTATCAGAAATACATGCCCGTCGTCACTTGGCTGGTCACTGAACTTGCTACCGCTCCACGAGGTAAAATAAAAGGCATCTCCAGGCATCATGTTGTGTAAGGCATACTGACCGACCGATATAGTACCTGCGCCTACGGTTATTTCAAGCGCTGGAAGCTTCCCAAACAGATTGTTAATGGTATCCGCGACATTGTTACCCTGTATTTCCGGGTCTACTTCCGTCAAGTCACCCAGTGTTTCCTCAACAGCTCCCAAGGCTTCCGCCACTTCGGATATGCCGTTCGGAGCTGATAGTGCAGTTTTGACCTCGCTCATATCGGACCGGATTCTTTGCGCTATTGTTAGCTCAGCCTTTCCGAACACTACGCTAATACTCAGACCGCCAGCGTCATATATTTCTTCGACCTCAGTGATTCGCGTAATCATGGATACGCCCCATGCTTTGGAGATGACTTTGACGGTCTGCCCAAGGTCGAAGTCAATCTTGTAGGTCAAGTTGCCGTGGGGGTTGACCGATGTGTCGAACGAATATCGTATTGCCTGCTCATTCAGTTTACTCTGACCACGAAAAGTTAGAGTATTGATGTAATCTGTTCCAAAATCCTCAGCCCGTAGGTCTTTGGCGTCCACGAAGATTTCACGCCGGGTCTCCCCGGAGCCGCTTGTGATGGCGACAAATGTCCGACCTGCGCCTTCACCTTCGCCACCGATTAGTGCGGTATTGGCGTAATCCGTCGCACTCTCTGTGTATATCTGTTCAGTCAGATTCTCGTACTCCTTGGAGAATACCGCCTGAGAGTTGACTCCGTTATACAGTTTCACTGTAAAGATGCCTGTGGCAGGAGTGAACACAGTCTTAAGGCCAATATCCGAAGCAGCGCAAAGCCCTGTCACTGCATCCATCAAATTCCGATTTGATATCTGGGTACTAACAGGTACGCCCAAGTTTGAGGACGAGAAGAATATTCCGGTAATTTGCCGCGCCGTGTCGATTGGGCTGATGAGATTATCATTTATAAGCTGCAGAGCACAGGCTGAAAGGTCACCGGACAACTTTTCCGTTCCCCAAACAATACGTCTGGAGAGGAAGGAGGTGGCAAAGCGGCCACTCGCCGTGATGATTTCCTGCTCGGTTTGAGACATTTCCAGATGCTCAATAATCCCAGCTTCCTCATCGTCGTTTTTCCAAAGGATATTCCCTTCTTTTAAGAGCGCAGTGTTCTCCGGTGTTGCTATGGCTTTTAGCTCAAATGAACCGCACTGGGAGTAAAGCCGTGTCCAGCGAAGGTATTCGAAAGACTCCACAATACCCGTAAGCTCACGGTTAGAATTGTAGATATATAGTTGCATATTCACACCCCCAAAAACTGTGGTCGAAAGTAAATGCTGACTTCCAGCAGTTCCATATTTACTGAAGCATCATAGCGCAAAGTGTTAATACCTGCAGCAAGCTGGAAAAACGCTGAATCGGTGTCCAGCAGGGAGAACGCATTCGTTACCGCTGATCCGTTGACGCTTACCACACGCTTACCGGCAAAATGGGTATATACTCGAAGTTCATCTCCGGCGCTCATTGTCGTGAGCAGACGGATGTATTCACCTGTGTCAATGTTTAAGAGCTCCGGATTCGTAACCGTTCCCAGCGCCTGGAATACAATCTCGCAGCCACAGGAAACATCGCCGATGTTTTCAACCGTGATAATCTGGCTGGGCTGGCGCATTCCAAACTCCATGCCACTTTCAGGTATTTCCAGTTCAAATTCGAATAACGGTATCCAAGATGCCAGTTCTTCACGCACCTCATCAAGCGTCTCGAAGAAGGGAGACGGGCAAAGCAGACTGACAAAAAAGTTAGGTATTCGCTGCCTGGTGGAAACGGTAAAACCTGCCTCCTCTACAACGCAGGCAATTTGCCGTTCACGGTAGATGAGCGTTCCATTCAGCTTAGGGCTAAATATCTTTAGGAAAAGCTGTCTCCGTGCATAGGCATCGTCAGGTGTATTTGCTACGACCGTACCCTCCAGTATGATATTACGCATATCCAGTGTGGAAGATATATAAAAAGCACCGTCCTGATCCGGTGCCTTGAAGGTGTTAACGGTCTGACGTATGTTGCCCGTGCCGTCTAGCTTGGTAAGAAAATACGGACGGCTTTGTTTGAGCGTAATGCTCCTGCCATCCGCATTAATATATTTAAGTTCCACAGTCAGACCTCCTTTAATATTCAAGTGCCAGCTTGCGGGAGATATTTTTGAACTCCCGTGCCAGTTCTTTTTCGGACAGAGCTTTTGGTGTCACAACCGAGAGATTTTGTGTGATGCTTGTACCGGTGGCGCTGCCTTGCCCGGATAATCCTCTGTAATTCAAATCGAAGTTTGTGGGTACCGCATTTTGCATATCCCTTGAAACAGCGGCCATTGCATCCTCGAAGCCCACACCGATGCCTTCGCCCATATTGTGGCCAATTCCGGCAAACAGAGTTGAGGGGGAGTTGATACCGAAGAAGTTCTTAATCTTTGATACCACATTCCCGAAGAATCCGGAGATCTTATTCCATAGCCACGCACCAGCGTCTGAAATACCATTCCACAATCCTTTAATCAGGTTGCCGCCTACTTGGGCCATTGAACTTATATAACCAGTAAAGGCTTTGACCAGTCCTGATATAATCTGCGGTACAGCCTTGACCACCTCAACGATGATTCTAGGTAAATTAGCAATGAGGGCAACGAACAGCTGAACACCAGCCAGAATGATCTTATCGATATTTCCTACAATAGCGTTTACTAGTGAGGTTATTATCTTTGGAATCGCCGCTACAACAGTAGTAATAATCTGAGGAAGTGCCTGAATTAGAGATATCAGAAGCCGGATACCCGCATCAATGATCATGGGAATCGATCCAATGACTGCATTGATGATACTGTCAATGATTTGCGGAATTGCCTCCACAACTGCCGTGATGATGGTAGGCAATGCAGTCACCAGTGAGGTCAGCAATTGAATACCCGCATCGATAATCTCTGGAATGGATTCAATCAAAAAATCCACCACAGCTTCGATGATGGCAGGCAGGGCCGAAACAAGCTGAGGTATCGCATCAACTAATCCCTGTGCTAATCCTATAATTAACTGCAAAGCCGCATCCAGCAGCATTGGTAGGTTTTCAATCAAGCCTTGAACAATTTTCGTGACCGCCGAAACTGCTGCGGGTACGAGCTGAGGTAAAGCTATGCCAATACCCTCCACAAGTGCTGTGACCAGTTCTATTGCTGCATTTATGAGCAATGGAAGATTATCAATCAATGCACCGACAATCGTCATTAGAGCACTAACCGCCGCCGGGATAAGTTCAGGTAAGAGGTTCAAAATTGTTTCCAGTACTTGCGTGAATATACTTGTGACGGTTTCAAGCAGCAAGGGAAGCAAGTCAGCAACCGCTGATAAAATTGCACCTGTCGCCGTCGGTAATGCAGCTACAATATTTTCTAAAACCGGCACGATGTTAGCGACAACCGACTCGAAAGCATCTACAAGATTCTCAGTGAGGTTTGTCATGTCGGCATTGGCATTGCCCAGTCCGGCTGTAAAGGAGCCAAGTGCGGCTTGTAACAATCCGATAGAACCTGAAATTGTCTGAGTTGACTCTTTTGCAAAGTTTCCGGCATACTGCTCCGTATTCTCGAAAAACATCTGCATCGCGACTTCTGCTTTTTCAGCGTTACTCGCACTTGCCCAGACGAAATCAAGACCCTTCGAGGCGGCATACGCCTGAACGCTCGTTGCATTCATCGCCACACCCAAATTATCCATCATGGTAAAGTTGCCCTTTGCAGCACCTGTGACAGCCTCCATCGCCATAGACATATCAATACCCATGACGGATGCCATGTCCGCTGCACGTTGCATCGCTTTTTCGGTCAGCTCAAGGCTTTTTTGCTGTTCAAGCCCCGAACCTTGAAATAACGCGCCCATTTTATTGGCGGTGGCGAGATAATCACTTTGCGATACACCGAGATTTTTATAGGCTTCCTCACCAGTTTTCTGAATCGACGCAGCATATGCACCGAAAACCGCCTCTGAGCCACCAAGGTTCTGTTCCAACTCTCCGAATTGCTGAACAACCTCTTTGCCTAACTTTATTGCAGCGGCTCCAGCAGCAACGGCAACAGCACCCATCGCCACGCCGATGCCCGTGAGTATGCCCCCGAGCTTATCAAACTTTCCACTGGCATCATCTGCACTTTTGCCCGAATTGTTAAGTTCTTCGCCGAGATTATCAGCTTCGACTGTGGACTGCGCAAGTTCATGCTCCATACCGTTGAGTTCTGCCTGAGCCTTGTTTAGCTGAATCTGCCAGTTCTGAGTACGGCGGTCATTTTCACCGAAAGAGGAGGAGGCATTATCAAGAGCAGCTTTAAGGGTAGATATCTTATCCTTCTGTGCGTCGATTTCTTTATTCAGAGTCGTATTACGGGCGGTGACCGCCTGTACGGATTTATCGTTTTTATCGAACTGACTGGTCACAAGTGTCATTTCACTACCCAGTACCTTAAATGACTGATTGATGTCCCGCAGGGCATTCTTGAATTCACGCTCGCCCTCAACACCTATTTTTAAACCAAAATTATCTGCCATGCCTTCACCTCCTCCTATATACCTGGCGGGATAATATCGTCAATTGTCCGGGTTTTCTTCGGTTTTTCGATGCCATGCCATTGCTTGTGGCAGGCCCATAAATCAAAAAACAGTCCGATGGGCATGAGCCAGAATTCCTCCGCAGCCATACCCATCTGAACTGTTCCATAGTAAAGAAGCCGGGTAAAGACTTCAGCGTCCGTTACCCGACTTCCACGTTTTTTGATGCGGCTCCCGTGGAGACGCTTTCTTCCTCACTTTCCACGTCGCGCTTTGTGCCTTTGAACATCGCTTCAGTGATTGCATTTTTATATGCCGCCAAGTCAAGCGGTGAGGTAAGAAGCTCCACTTCTTCCTCGGTGAGCAGTTCTTCTGGTGCATTCTTATTCTTAAGGTTGCGAATCAAAACAGACTGATTTGCAAGTAGCGTGATTAGCCAAACAATCTCGTCCAGTGCCATCTCGAAATTCTCGGATTTCATCAGTTTTTCACCGAGGTTTTCAAGTCCGCCATATCGAGCAGCAATCGCTTTTGTCGCACGTGTGGTCAGAATCAATTTATAATCTTTGCCGCCGATGTTGATGGCGGCGCTTCTTTCATTATCCATAACTTAATCCTCCTAAGGTTCCGGCGTATAGACCGGCTCGTAAACTTCAGTGAACCAGCCGGTGATGGTACCTGCAGATACACCTGCATCGCCTTCGGTGACTTCCGCTTTCCATGGGTGTTTACCCATGCCGTCCAGTTTGTTACGGCGCATGACGGTTCCCTCGATGGTGGGGGTAGAGAAGGTGATGGAATCCGCCTTCGTCTGTAAGTTCGTTGCAGGCAGGCCGAATTTCGCACGGTACAGCCAGAAATAGCGATAGGTGCCGTTGGCCTTTTGCGCTCGAAAGCCTACCGCGACGGGTGTACCCACGTTTTCACTGGCGGAGATCAGTACTCCGTTGTCGTCCGTAGACGCTCCAGTTAAATCCGCCACGACTGTTGGGCCAATGTCATCCACACCGAGGGTGAGAGTACCGCTGTTAAAGTCTTTTACAACTTCTGCGACACCGTCGTCCGCATATAAAATTGCTTCAACCAGTTCCACCGAAAGCTCGGCGGTGATGGCTTTGGCAAGCACCGAGGGTACAGCATAGGTTTCTTCGCCGTTGGAATCCTCGGTTATCTTTGAATAGTACAGTCTGTCAAGACCGATAGTTGCCATGTGTTATTCCTCCAATCCATAGTTTGGTGTTACATTGTAACACTTGCCACAATCAATGGCGTAATGGTGATATCCGGTATCGTCCTCGTGTCCGATGTACCGTCGTTCGGTCACAGTGAAATCTGCATTCAGCAAAGCTGTAGTGATCTGCCTTTTCCGTTGCTGGTAATTGCCTTTTGAGAACAGTGATATTCGCACTTCCTGTACATCAAAGCCTGGTTGGTTATCCGCATGGACTTCGAATAAGTCCGTCAGTGGGATAAAAACCAAATATTCGTCAGGAGGCACACCGCTGAATACGCCGGTTTCGATAGGAATATTAAGTGGTTCCAGGACTTCGCTCAAATCCGAAAGTAGGCTCATATCTTATTTACCTCCTCATCCAGCTTTGCTTTCATCGCTTCGATACACGGCTTTCTACTGGTGCTTTTCGCTGGCTTTAAGAATGGTTTTGCCGGTTGACTCGATTTTCCGTATTCAATGATATTGGCTATCTTCGCATTACTGCCTCCGTCACGACGCGGTTCAGAAAAGCCGACTTTAACGTTGTGGTTGCCATCCCTGTCCTGTAAAGCGGATGAAAGTCCTAATGCTGCCGCAAGCTCGCCCGTGGAACGCGAAGGATACTTTGTGTCACGACCAATCGCTGAATTCAGATTAGATTTCACCTTGTCAAGCACAACCTCACCGCCAGCCTTAAGCACACGAGGGACGATTTCATCAGTTTTATCGTTTAACCGTGAAACCTTCAGAAGAAAGTCCTCCGGCATTTTCATAGTTACTTTAGCCACTGGGCTTCACCTCCTTAGCGAGTACTTCAATGTACATTCCACGACCTTTGACATCCTCCACCGAGGTAATTTCAAATCGCCCATCTTCACAAGCAATAAGCATTGCGGTCGTAACGGTGACACCGGGAATACAGCGGAAACGGAAAAGATCGGTGGCTTCCGAAAATACGGCTCTGTTCGCCCATATTTCAGTACCGTGCCGACCTTCCCGATATACTCTTATAGAAGCAACAATATTGTCAATCTCAGTGCTGAATCCCTCCGAGTCTTTTAAAGTTACTCTCTCAATAACGTCAATAAGGGTGTTCATTTTACCAAAACTCATGTCACACCTTCCAATCCCGGTCAAGCCGTAGAAGTAGGTTCACCGTATTCCACACTTGTTGACCAGCTTGTACGCTGTCGGCGAAGAAACCAGCCGTCGAACCATCTCTGCTTTCGTAGAAATGACCCGTTAGCATGATTACTGCTTGTTCCGTGGTTGGCGGCATAGAGTTTTCAATGTAATAGCCCTCAGTGACATGTTGGTAGCTCTCCGCGTAGGAGACGGCGGCTCTGATGTAATGTAGCAGAAGGCCGTCGTCTGCGTCATGCCCAAGGATCAGGTTTGCTTTTACTTTGGGAAGAAGATTATCTGTTGTCATGCCATCCGCCTCCTTCCGGTTATATTTCGTCCGGGTCCATCAAACCCGCCGCTTTCATTTTGGCGAGCAGTGCATTGAAGTCTGTTACCAGACCAGCGGCATCGGTGGCGGTGCTATCCGCCTGATTCGCAGCCGGTGTAATCGCCTCCGGATACGTGGGAACATACAGCGTACCATCCTCATCAACTGCAACGGAGACGGTGTCGGTTTCGGTTTTCGTGGCAGCCTTTACGCCGCCAAGGGTGGTGTCGGTAGCTGGTAAAAGGGGGTCGGCGGAGAGTCCCGTTACAGAGGCTCCCGATAGGACTTCCAGTGTGCCGCCGATAACCCATTTTTCGCCACCCTGTTCCATGTAGTTTTTTGAGTTGTAGCTCATAGGTCAGCCCTCCTTATGCTTTCTGCTGGAGAACTTTGATAGCCTCCGGCAGAATTAGTTTGCCGTCTACACGCTGGGTAGCCATAAAGCCGACCTGACCGGTGGTAGCGAAAAGCTCGTTCAAACGCTTGAAGGCGCGCCCCTGTCTGTCAGCGATCCAGTAATATCCGAAATCGCCAAATGCAATGGTTTTCGCACTTGCCGCAATTGCCGGTACATACGCAGAGGTATAAACAGGGCGGTTTAAGATGGTGTCAGGAGTGCCTGCGGTCAGCGAGGGCTGCCACAGATACTGTCCCTGACCGTCCTTTAGCTTGCGAATTGCCTTTACCGTGGTATCGTTCATGATGAATACAGCTTTTTTACGATAAGGAGATTTGAGGGAGTAGAAGAGATCGAGTACTTCATCTACCGTAACAGCAGTAGCGGCCGCTGTGGTTACTCCGACTTGACCGCCACCTAAAGCTGCAAAAATACCCGTGGGTTTGCCGGAACCATCGCCCACAAAGAAAGCTTCCTCTTCCTTAGAGCCGATACGACGGGCAAACTCGGTGCTAATGTAATTCTGCAAGTCAAAGACGGAGTCATTGAGCAGCTCATCGGAAACCTTGATGAAGGTGCCGAGTTTGTACGCACCGATTGAGGTCTGACCGAACACTTCATCGCTTTCCGGATAGAGTTCCTCTTCATCGAGCCACGAAGCAGAGCCGTGGGTTGTAACAACGGGAATTTTACGGTCACCACTGGAAGTCTGGATAATTTTCGCCAGCTTACGAAATATGTTTTCTTCCTCCAAAGACTGAATAAGTGTGCGCTCAAATTCATCCGGAACAAGGTAGCCGCCCTCGCTGTCGGTTCCTACCTGCAGAGCGTTTAGAACATCGTAATGCGGATTTTTAGAACGCATCACATTCCAGAAAGCCTTTTTGTATTCATCGGACGCCTTTCCTGTCTTGGTGTCCATGCCGGGAACAGCAGGTTTGAAGGTGAGCGGAGCGTTTAGTGGTTTTGAAAGTTCACGGTCGAGAGCTTCTTGCTTTTCGAGTCTGTCGATTTCCTTACCGAGAGCGACAACGTCGTTCTCCATTTTTTCGTAAGTTGCGGTATCCTCGGTAGAGACGATCCCATCTGTGCCGCGCTTGGTGTCGAGGAAAGCTTTAGCCGCTTCCCATGCTTTTGCGCGTTTTTCGCGTAGTTCAAGTATTTTACTCATGTGTTTTTCCTCCTCAAAATTTAGTGTTGAAGTAAAGAGAGCCGCTTTTCCAGCGACTCTACAGGGGTACCGGGTGTTTCTTTGGGTATTTTTGGCCTTACCTTGTCCAGCAGTGAATTTGTTACAGCCCTGCGGCTGAAAGCATAGGTGAAATCTTCAGCCTGCATTCGCTTCTTTTCATCCTCCAAAAAATCATCTGCAAATCCGAGTTCGATGGCTTTATTGGCGTTGAGCCAGGTTTCTGCATCCATGAGGTGTGAGAGCTTTGTCCGTGACTGTCCGGTCTTGATTTCATAAGCATTGATAATGCTTTCCTTTACCTCCGAGAGCATGGCAACGGCTTTCTGCATTTCTTCACTATCGCCGATAGCTATGGTCAGCGGATTATGCACCATCATCAGTGCAGTCGGTGCCATCAACACGGTTGTTCCCGCCATAGCGATTACCGAAGCGGCAGATGCTGCAATGCCATCAATCTTGACGGTCACTTTGCCTTTGTAGTCCATGAGCATGGCGTAAATCTGACTTGCTGCGATACAGTCGCCTCCAGGCGAGTTTAGCCAAATAACAATGTCACCCTTACCGGCATTCAAATCTGCTTTGAAAGCCTTAGGAGTGACATCATCATCAAACCAAGATTCCTCGGCAATCACGCCGTCGAGGTAGAGCGTTCGGGCGTCGGACTGTTCGTCCTTTACCCAGTTCCAGAACTTCTTCATTCGGTTTCCTCCAATCCTGTTGTATTTGCGAACGCACCTGCGTCCTGTAATTTGGTCATCGCGCCATTAATAAGGTAGAGATCGCCGCCAAGTTCACCCGGGATACGGTCGAGGTTTTCAAGCTCACGGATATCGTTGGCACTCATCCAGCCGTTCTGTCTTGCGGTTGCATAACCGCTCATGCGGGAGACATAGTCTCCGCGAAGCAAACCGTCCACATTAAACTTTATAAATACGGTCGGCTTTTCGCTTTCCATAAGCAATGCGCGGCACATCGCCTGTTCCCAGCGCACCACCCATGGATCGAGGGTGTATTTCACAAATTCCAGCGACTGCTGCTCGATGTTGCTGAACGAGGATTTCTCCAAGTCGGCGAGCATATGCGGCGGCACCCTGAAAATACGGGCGATCTCGTTGATTTGAAACTTCCGTGTTTCGAGGAACTGTGCCTGTTCGGGCGAGATGCCGATGGCCTGATACTTCATACCTTCTTCAAGCACCGCGACTCTGTGGGCGTTTGTCGAGCCTTGGTAGGCGGCGTTCCACGATTCCTTGACCTTCTGCGGATCTTTAATCGTGCCTGGATGTTCAAGCACACCGCCGGGAGCTGCGCCGTTAGCAAAGAATTTTGCTCCGTATTCCTCAGTGGCAATCGCCAAGCCCACAGCGTTTTTCGCCATCGCAATAGGTGAATAACCGACCAGCCCGTCAAAACCCAACCCGGGAATATGCAGGACATCGGTTGGATTAAGGTAGACCTGACTGTCTTTCCCAAGTGAAGCCACATCCTCTAAGCCCCTCTGATACAAATAGAAAAGCCGACCTGCTGAATCGCGGTCGACCGTAATTTTGTTTGGCATCAGTGGATAGAGAGCGATGACCTCACCTCGGGCGTTTCGTATAATTTGGGCATATGCATTGCCCCATAATAAAAGATGACTCATCAACGTTTCTCTAAACGCAAATGAAGTCATTTCAGGGTTCGGTTCATCATGGAGAAGCTTGTATAATGGATGCTTTAGGTTTTTCTCTTTACCGCCGCTGTCATTGTAACGGTAAACATGAAGAGGAAGTCCCGCCAATGTTTCGGATAATATCCTGACACAAGAGTACACCGCCGTCATCTGCATGGCGGTATGCTCGTTGACTGGCTTCCCGGCAGTCGTGCCACCGAAAAGGAAGCTGTAGCGGCTACCGCCAAGTGCAGCCTTAGGTTTGTCTCGCGCCTTGAATATTCCTTGAAGTATTCCCATAGACATCACACTCCTTTACTAAAAAATAAGCAGACCACGCTCATCATAAACCGATGTGCCTGTTTGTCCACCGCATCGAATGGCACGGTCTAGCGCCATAATTGTGGCCACAGCACCGTCAATCTTCTCTGTGGACTTTTCCTTATCCGCCTTTATATTTCCGGCAGGATCGGTACGAACAAAAATATTATCCATCATCCATCGAAGTACCGGATGTCCACCGTGGGCAATTTTCTGCTCCAGGGTCAGTTTCATCAATTCCTTGGTTGGTGGACTCATATCCTTAAACCCCTGCCCAAAGGGAACTACGGTAAATCCCATACCTTCAAGGTTCTGTGTCATTTGCACAGCGCCCCAGCGGTCAAAGGCGATTTCACGGATATTGTATTTTGTACTGAGTTCCTCAATGAAGGTTTCTATGAAGCCATAATGCACCACGTTGCCCTCGGTGGTTTGTAGGAAGCCTTGCTTTTTCCATATATCGTAATTCACATGATCTCGCCGAACGCGCAAGTCGATAGTTTCCTCCGGTATCCAGAAGAAGGGAATTACGCTGTACTTGTCGTCCTCATCCAATGGTGGAAAGACCAGAACGAAAGCCGTAATATCAGTGGAAGAGGAGAGGTCAAGTCCGCCGTAGCAGACACGCCCTCGCAGAGTTTCCGGGTCAACGGCAAAAGCGCAGGCATCCCATTTGTCCATTGGCATCCAGCGGACAGCCTGTTTGACCCATTGGTTGAGCCGAAGCTGCCTGAAGCTGTTCTCCTCAGCGGGGTTTTGTCTTGCGGATTCGAATGCCGCCTTAACCTTATCTATGCTAACAGTGATTCCCAGCGAAGGGTTCGCCTTCTTCCAAACTTTCGGATCTGTCCAGTCATCTTCCAGAGCCGCTCCATAAATAACGGGATAGAAGGTGGGGTCGTGCTTTCTGCCGTTTATAATATCCAGCGCTTTTTGGTGTATCTCCCAGCAGATGCTGTTCTGGTTGTCCCCGGCGGTGGTGATAAGGAAATACAACGGCTGCATACGGGCATCACCGCTACCCTTGGTCATAACATCAAAGAGTTTTCTGTTTGGCTGCGTGTGAAGTTCGTCAAACACCACGCCGTGGGTGTTGAAGCCATGCTTATTACCCACATCTGCGGACAGCACTTGATAGGTGCTTCCAGTTGGTTGAAAAATGAGCCGCTTCATGGAATCAAGGATTTTCACTCGCTTTGAGAGTGCCGGGCACATCCGCACCATATCCGCAGCCACGTTAAAGACGATGGATGCCTGGTTACGGTCGGCAGCACAGCCATAGACCTCGGCGCGTTCCTCATTGTCCCCGCAGGTGAGCAACAGGGCAACAGCCGCCGCAAGCTCACTTTTTCCCATCTTCTTAGGTATTTCCACATAAGCGGTGTTGAATTGCCGATAACCGTTTGGCTTTAAAGTTCCGAACACATCGCGAATTATCCGCTCCTGCCAGTCAATTAGTTCAAAAGGCTTTCCCGACCA